ATTTGTAGAGCGGTTATGTCCCTCTCGTTTACTTCAATCAGACCACCTACCTGGATATTAGGATCGATTAGAGCTCTTACCTTGATGCCGCTGTCAGTCTGTTCTGGTATCCCAACCATGCCGGTCAGGGAGTTAATCTTCACCACAGTGCCGGGGATGTACCCGTCATTGGAAATGAATACTACCTTTCCATTGTTGACGGTCCACGATAGGTTGTGCTGTTTAGAAATCTGCCTGGCCACCTGCCGGTACATGCCGAACATTACCTTGTCCCGGATAATTGCCGAGCCCGGATTGATGCCTGCAAGGCTTACTACATATCCTAGGCTTGCGTTAGGTAGCTGAGCATTCATCTGTGCGATCTCAGAATCTGCGGTGCTGCCACCAGGCACTATGGTATTCACTACCGCTGCGTTGTATACCAAATCACCATCTGATGCCAGCAGGATGAGTACTGTATCCTTGTTATTCTCCTTTCCTATTTTCATCTGGCGGATGGTACCGGTGAAGATCACCCCGAGTGGGCTTCCGGAGTACCCTACCTCAAGGCGCACCTCTGTGAACTCCTTGCGGATTTTCTTTGTGGTAGCATCGCTCAGGTTGTAGATATGAATCTCTGCATTGTTGGGGCTCTCCGTCTGAGCAGCATCGATGTGGAACTTAATCCGCATCTCAGACAAATCAAGACCCTCGTTACCCTGAGAGACGATCAGGCTTGCTACCCGAAGATACTTTTTATCATCGCTCATAAGAAGGTGATGAAGTAGAGGTGATCTGTTATGCCTAGGGTGGAGAATGCAGGAGGTGCAGATAGATTGGAGTCCGACTGCACCATCAAAGCTCCCCCAAAGTTTAGATACTCAAACTGCTGTAAAAGGTCTGCACCTGCTACTAGTGGGATGCCCTGTACTATTGGGCTCCCTGAGGTATCGTTTATATCGATGTTCCAGTTCTGTGAATGGGCATTCCAGCGAAGATCTACTTGGTAGTTGATTCCTACTAGTGCGATCTCGAAGCTTTGTGGGTTGGGTGACAGCGGGACTTCATTGATTGTATAGGCGTATGGCATTTTTTAAGGCCCCCATGATCCTGAAGCACCTCTACCCCACGAGCCGGTTGCTCCTGCATTCGGGTTGACGTTCCCGCCGCCCGGCACGAAGGGAACCGGGGACTTGCTGTTGAACTTGGGGGCAGGGGCTAATGTTTTAGTGCCTGATTTTGTTGGAACTGATGTCTTCTCTGGGGCGGCTTGTTTGGCTGGGTCTGAATTGACTGCCCCCATCTGCACTGAGGTGGTGCGGGCAATAATTATTTCACGGCACACCACGGTTACCATCAGCGTATTCTCAGAGTTCTTGTCAGTAGTAACCGACAAGGTTTTGATCAGCATGTTTTGGTAAGTCCGCTTGCCCGTATGTACATCGAAGAGTTCTCGGGTCCTTTGCAGGTCCAGCATCTTCGTGTAGATTCCTTTTAAGTGGTCACTGCCAGTCAAACCCTCGACCGCCCCAATAACCGCCGATGCAATACCAGCAATCGGGGTGACCAGTGATGCTAAGCCTAGTGATGCGCTGAGGAGGCCTGTTTTGTTAGGGCTGTTCGACCAACCACAATGTATAGTGACTTCAGCTGGGCGTCGGTAGGCATGATCTGCTACGGTCGCACCATATTCAATTGGATGGTCTGTGATTTCCAACTCATCGATATGGTTTTCTTCAAATACCGCCGCAGGTATAAACAGTCCGATCGATCGCTGGGGCTTAACCAGGAGGGATTGAAAGCCAAGCTGGGCGGCTGCTTTTACTAAACCTAGTGTTGCGGTCATTGTATTCTACCTCCCAGATTGCGCGCTGCGCGAGCATTCACGTCGGACTGCTTATCAGCTACCGCCCTACCAACCTCATTCGCTGGCGCGGTGCTATGGACGTCAATCTTTGTGGTGTTGTGCTGCACCATGCCGTTCTTATCCCAGTTACCAGCACCGAGGATGTTGTTCAGGTACTTGCGCGTTTCTGCTGGGGCCCTACCAAGACCATACTTCTGCAGATTCCCTTCTCCCCAGTTGTACGCTGCAAGTGCCATCGCCATGTCTCCATGATGCCTTCCTAGAAGATCCCGCATGTACCTACCACCAGCGTCAGTAGACTTGTAGAAGTCTTTATGGTCACCTGGGTTCTTCAGACCATAATCAGCACCGGTGCCGGGTAGGAATTGCATGTGTCCCAATGCCCCAGCTTTTGAGGGTCCCATGTTACGGCCGTAATTGGATTCTTGGCCCCACATCTTGTATAAAATTTCAGCGGGCACCCCGTACTTTTTCTGCAAGGCTTCGAACTGCTGCTTGGCTGTGGTTTTTCCGTAGGTCACGCTTGGCACCGCCGTTGGCCCAGCGGGCGGTGGTGCCCCGAACAGCGACTCCGCTAATTTAGCGAATACAGGATGGTCCTTGGAGAACTGGTTTCTGCTATCTGCTATCTGCTTAGGTGTTCTCGAACTCGCTTTGATAGCACTATCCAATAGTTCATTTATTTTTGTCAGTACTGGAAGTATGAAAACTGCAAGCTGTTGGCCTAAGGTAGTAAAACTATCCGACACCTTTGCAAGCTGTTGGTCGAACTCCCGCATCTTACGGGCCTGCTCGCCTACGTCAGTTCCATTTTCTGCCTGGCGCTTCTTCTCCTGCTCATAGTACTTCTCCATCTCAGGCAGGTTGTTCTTCATCCTGAGATAGCTACTTGGATTAACGCCAAACTGACTAGCGAATTGGAATGCCATAGAATCGGGCATTCCCTTCAACTTCTTAATGAAGCTGAACAGCTTCTCAGTATCATCCCCGCCTTTAACTCCCATACCCGATAGAAGCTGCTGGAGGCCTGGGTTCGCCTTAAGAGCTAAATCAAAGTTCTTGACAAACTCAAGAGCTTCGTCCCCATCTATACCAATCTGTTTAGCTGCGCGTGCGAATGCCTGTAGGTGACCGGCCGAATCCCCAGTCTGCTGTGACGCGTAGAACAGCTTCTCCATCTGAGTGGAAAAGCTCTTGACCATTACTTCCGCGGCGGCGGTTACCGCAAGTAGTCCAGATACCAAGCCCGCAGCCCGCTTGGTTAGCATCATGATGGAACCTTCCATCTTGCTCTGGGCCAGGTTGTCTACCTTGAAACCAAGCTTTACTAGGAACTCATGTAGAACATCTTCATTCATGGTTTCTCAACCTATTTTGATTTTCGGCCTCCACGTCGAGGGCTTCATTCAGTATGGCAATATCTAGCAAGTCCAAACTACCATCCTTGAGGCTCTCGTACCGACACTTGCCAGCCATCACAGGACGTAGCAGCCAGTCAGTGTCATCTGACATGGATAGCATTGGTACCGGGGATAGCTGGGAAGGTATTAAGTCGTTTGGAGGCCTGAGAAAAAATCCCCGAGGTTGTCCATGATGACCTCCGAGGTCAGCTTCACCAGATCTGCCATGGTAGTATTTTGGTACACGAACGCACCTTGAATCATCATGGGATGCCAGCGTTCACTGTCAAACTTAAATACTGCCGCCATGCAGGTATTCACAATGTATTCCGAATCCACATCGCTCATGTGCGAAATTGCTTCGGCGATGGGTAGCATTGCTGCCACCCCTACGTTTTGAACGCCGCCAGCCTTAGCCTGCTGGAAGTTATCGCCAATCTTGGTAAAGGCTGCAAGCACGGGCACCAATCTACGCGCCACATGGAACTGTTTCATCGCATCTAGCTTGTCGATGCGGTACCTATGCTCACCTACGGTTACTTCACTCACAGACCACCTCCTTAAAGTTTATTTAAAGATGCTACAAGTTTGTTGATCTGGGATTTCAGCTCCTGACAATTGGATAGGTTGTCCTTGACAGAAAACTCCGAAAGCCCAGATTCTTTAAGTAGTACTAAATCCCGAGAGGCAGCTTGAATCTTGCGTATGTAGCTGTTACAGGAAGCGATATCAGCAACGCCATCCTTCGTAGCCTGGTGGATATGGATATGTACCTTGCCTTGATATTTCGTGTTCATAATTAGATACCTGCGCCTAGTGTGCGATCAATAATTCCTGCGTTGAATTCCCATTCTTGTACGCCGCCTTCTTTGGCGTACTTGATACTAGGGGCTTTAGCGAAAGCAACTGCCTGGCAAGTGATTACGTCCCCAGTTACCGGGTTGGAAATGGTCAGTGTGTTCTGGCCGTGGGTCAGACCAGAAGCAGTTTGGAAGGCGTAGGCAGTAGATAGGATTGCATTAGAGGGAGAAGTCTTCAGCAGTCGTACTGTTACCTTGCCTGACCTGTCAGCATGAAGGCTGTGCATCGGGGTACCATCCGAGCCGATCATCATACTGTCAATCTCTCCACTTGCATCAATGGAGATGCCTTCTTCGGCGGTACCTGCGCCTGAGCCTAAAGAAATAGCGACGCCGGGCCCCACGAGGGAGGCATGGATATCTAGGAACGAATAAACTCTGTTAGCCATTTATGGCTCCTTATTGGTTGACGTTGATGATGACGTTCGCGGTGTGAATTGCACCCGCTAACTTACAGGCTACCTGCACTGTGGGTGCTTTTCGAGCCGCACGGTCCGACTGGTTCTGCTTTGACATGGGCGGAGCGTAGCAGTAGAAACCCTTGGATAAGAAATCTCCTTGGTGCAGGCTACCAAAGCCCCCACTATTCCAAACCCCGGGAGCCAGCAGTCCATTGGTTACCGCTTGTGAACATTCATTCTCAACCGTAGTGAGGATGAGATTCATTCCTGTATCAGTTTGCGGTATTTTGGTGGTACTGGTATACAGCAAGTTGTATACAGCAGTTTGAATATCAAGCGACAGCCAATCAGTGCCCGTGATGATATCCATGAAGTCCCCGGAGGTCATCACACCGTTTTCAATGATTGCTGTGTTGTTGTTGTAGTTCACAAACACGTTGCAGTTCTTCGCTTCCAGGGCAGCTACTTGTGAAGGCCCGATATCCTCGGCTACGATGCCCGGTTCCTGCTTGTACATCAGCGTGATGACTGTGTTGTTACCGGTATAGTCAACCGTGAGGATGCGAGAGAGCAGGCTGCATACTGCGTAGGGGTTGCCGCTGCTGTATTGGACCACGGTTTTCTTATACTTCAGCAGAGACAGTACATAGGCAATGTCGGTGGTACTGACTGCTGACAAGACACCTGCTTCCTGCGTAGTAACCCCGTACACATGCTTCGTGTTAGCTGCTTCGATGTAAGGAGCAATGGCCAGGTGGTCTGAGTCGGCTGCACCAAGGCAGGTCAGGGCATACCACTTGCCGCTGAACTGCTGATCCATGATCGTAACTGCTGCCAATGCGGTCTCTGCTGCAATGCCCTGAGCAACATAAGCGCCGGAGGAGGTGGCAAGGGTTGCCAACAGACCGGTGATATCCGTACCTGTTGTTCCAGCGGTCATGAAGGAGACCGTGGAGGTCGTGGAGGTCGTGTTGCTGGTAAACTCAAAACGCTGGTAGGTAGAGTTCCATAGCACAGTGACCCCAGTGATGCCCGCTTGTAGTACGCTGGCTACCCCATTCAGGTTGGTCTGGGCGGAAAAGTTTAATCCGGTGATCGTTTGCAGTGAACCCCCATCCACAGTTACCTTCAGTGATCCTGTGGTAATAGCATTCCATACCGAGATTAACTGATTGGCCGGAGCAAGGGTGGCTCCCAGTAGCTTCCCGTGTGTGGCGGCCTGTGCCCAGCGGCCAATCATCAGACTGGTAGGTTGAGGAGCTTGTTCGAACCACAGCACGGCGGCCAGGTACTCTGCTGCCGTGGTGCCGAAGTCTGCTGCTACCTCATCGATGCCGATATAAGAGCGTGCCCGCTCTACCGTGTCAATGACTCCTGAGGAACTGCCCAGGATAAGCATGGTGGATAGATTTTGGATTTGGGCTGCGGCAGGAGTCAGGTTAACCTGGACGCTTACGAGCCTCGAGATTGGTAATGCGTTAGTTCCCATCATGTTTCCTTCTTAAAGTGCTACGGTTGAGGTGATGCCTACGTCGGTAAGTAGGATGATTGAACCGAACTCGAGGTTCAGTATTGGGTAGCTGCGAGAGTACCGCCTGCGGAAGTGCATGGTTATGTCAAACTTATCCAACCACCTTTCTTTAACTAGGGAAGGTGCTCTTACTATGGAGTTGACCCCGACAAAGGCTACCCCTGCTTCACGCAGCACATCCAGGTTCGTTTGGATCTGGAAGGCGTCGCGTAAGGTCTTGGTGTAGTAGTCTGCCCGGTGCCCATACACAGAGCATAGAATATCGAACTCCTCATCCTGGTATAGAGTTGAGACCCCATCCACATGGCCCACATAAGGATAGGTATCCGCCATTGAGTTGGTTACCCCGTATGCTACCCAGTCCGCCCCAGCGTCAGGCATGTTAGGCATCTCAGGTTGCCAGCGAGGTCTCACCATATCCCCGGGCAGTCCGGTGACGCCTACCATTACCTGCTGTAGGAAGTCATCGAAGGATTGCCCAAACTGGGGATCGGTTAGTGGGTCTGGAAGCAGCGGAAGACCATCACTTGAATCAACGATTGCCATGATTAGGTGAACATCAATACGCGTTTAGCTTGGCGTAGATAGTCACCGGCCCGTTCTAACGCTTTGTTTTTTGAAGTTGGGTTTTCCGGACGTTGGGCATCATCAATGTCTTTCTGCAGAGCTGAAATCTTGGAAATAAGAGAGGTTAAATTATCGGCATCTTTTGTTTTGGCGCCAAGGTGTACGTGGATATGTTTGCTCATTTGAATTTACTCTCTTGCATGTTGGTGGAAACTAAAACGGCTTCGACGAACCCACCCCCGAACTGGGTGTAGGGATCAACTACTGCCACTAGGTACATACTGCCTTGCCAATTCACCAGGTCTGCATTCATCCCAATAGTCGGACCCTGCAACCGAAAGCGGGTAATGGCTTTGATGGCTCTTAGCTGCCTCTGGCTATCATCTAACCGCTCTACGTCATTCCTTCCGGCAGGCGTTATATTCATAACGATTGAATCGAAGGTAGTGTTGACATCCGACGACCTGCCATTATCATCCACTACCTGACGCCTGCGGATAACAGTGCACTCATCAGCAAAGTCTGGATCTTCCAGCAACTCCGAGATATCTAAATCAGCCATCAGTTATCCTTTATCACGTAGGTAATGGCATTCCGCAGTTGGCCAGTATCAATAAGGGGCTTATCACTCTTCTTACCCCTGCTCTGCCTAGCAGCCACCGTACCAGCAGCAAGGGGTATGAATGGGCCGTCTGTTATCTTAGCTTTAATCGAGGCCTGCGCGACTAAACCGGCTTGAGCTAGGTAGGTATCAGGGTTACCCCCATTAAACGACGCCATACCCGCCAATTTAAGGGCCTTCACTATCCTGGTCTGTGCATTACGGATGCCAGAATACATAAACTCGCGGGCTGGTATGTTTATCTCGGGAGCACCAAAGTTTTGGATGTAGGCAATCTGTGAGTTTGTTATCGACTCATCCGCTTTCCGGTTATTAGCGGCAGCGGGAATGCCTACTAGAACCGACTTCAGGGCTAGCGCGTGCAGCTTCATTTCCACCTTAGATAGTGCCACCTTAGATTGCTTCAGCATGTCCCCAAGGATGTCTGTCATTTTTTAGCCTTCTCCGCCTTCTTAATCTCTTCGAGATGCTCTTTGAGCCAGTCCCTCTCTGATTCTTCTACTACCCGGTGAAGCCTCTGGATACTATCCACTCGACAAATCTTCTTGCCGAAATTATCGTAGATATCCCAGATTGGATAACCTAAGGTGGGATGATCCCCGGCCTTAATCACGGCGTACTTTGGTCCGGTATACGAATCCCTGCTTTTATGAATATGGATGTGGAGGGTCATTGCTACATGCTCCCGAAGGTAGTCACCCCGGGCCACGCACCGTCAAATCCTTGGGGCATCCCACTAGGCATGATTGTGATTGGGCCGGCGCCCATCATCTTAGCAAGTCGAATGAAGCGCCTGCCATACGTCGTGTCATTCCAATGACCTGCACCAACCTCTACCCCTGAGGAGCTGTCGTAGCTGACGCTAATGCCGCCTACTGACTTGCTGGAGATTGGTCCTGCTGTGCTGCTAGAGGTCTTGCCATTGGCAGCTGATGCCATTTCCTTGGCCTCTAGCATCAAATTATGTGCTACAAATAATCCGGTACCATAATCTAGTGCCGTAGTCCATCTTTCTGGGCGGAGTAGCGTTAGTGCAACTCCAAGGTACATATCAATAACGGGCCCGGGATACGCATTACTATCAATGAAGGCTGGAAAGTCCCTTCTAAAGTCTACTGCCGTCATCTTGGGCTCCTTAAATAAAATAGGTCCCCCGAAGGGGACCTAAGCAGTACAACTACAGACTTCAACTAACGGCTATTTGAACGCCATTAGCTTTAGCGTACCAATGCTCCGCAACTGCTCGGGGCAAGGATTGCATCCCCGCCGCGATCTCAATGTGGGCACTGTTACCATCAAGGTGCAGCCGGAGGTTCTTGGGAACTAGGCAGGTGACCTCGTCAACCCCCGTCAGATCCCCAAACTTACCCACGGCAACTTCGGCGGGTGCAGCCGCTACTGCTGCCGCTACCTCCTCAGCCACCCTCACTTCTGCAGATGCATCTTCAGCAGCTTGCAACTCGGCCCCATCTGCTGCCTCGGCGGCTTCGGCTTCTGCATCAGACTGACCTTCTAAACGTACGCGTGGTTGTGCCATCTTAAATCACCATCCTTTCTAATTACAGACCGTCAAAGAACCCAGCCGTTTCCGGGTACACCCACTCGACCACTCCCAAGCGACAGAAGTACGTGGTCTTCTGGTAGATGCTGTCAAACTGGAGCGGGGTGCGCTGAAGCATAGTCAGCGGGTAGCGAACGCGATCTTTTGCTTTCATGTACACGACCATGCGGTCAACCGTACCAGAAGTGCCTACGGTACCACCAGCACCAGAACCCAGCAACCACTTGACTGGGAAGATTTCCAGCTTGCCCATACCCGAAGTACTCAGGATGTTGTTCTCAAGGATGTACTTGAGGATGGACACGTTACCAGCGGAGCTTACTTTCGCGGTGCTGATATAGCCGAACTGTGCAGGCGGTAGCAGCAAGCGCGAAGGCATTTGAGCCCAGCCGGAGTTTGCCCAGGTGGTCGTCAGAGCGTTGTTGACGTCAGCCAGGATTTCATCCGGGGTCTTCGTGGACCATCTCGGGCTTGCGGAAGCACCGTTGGGCAAGTTCTGGGCAGTCACGACCGAGGCATTCAGCAGGCCCTTATCGCCCGTGGTGGAGTCACCGATATAAACCTGCTCATCGATGTCCATCTGGTACTTCAGTTGCAGTGCCTGGAACTTCTGGTCATCAATCGGACGACCAAGGCGGGCGCTGGACTCAAGCTCCAGTACCGTGTACTTCAACTCCA